TAGACACTGGGAACAGTGCAGCTGCTTGTGCCCTTCACGCAGACTCTTATGAGATTAAAGGTAAGGTTGTTCACTTTGAAAGGAACGGTAAGAAATTTAAAAAACCTTTGGTCAGAAAACTTACATTACTCAAACCTGCTGAAACTCGACCAGTGGTTAAGTGTGAGTTAAACTTCTTAAATACTATATATGAACAAGAAGTTAGTTTAGACCAAAGAGGTAAAATCCCTTTTCTTGCAAATAGAGATTTTATGAATCGTGCAAACTTAATGATTAACCCGTCTAGGAAATTCCTATTGACCAACAAACACGATACTGCAGAAGAAAACTAACTTGACAATGACTTAAACTTTTTGTTATAATTTATCTTATGAATACGAAACCAACTATCCAAGAACGAATGCAGAACAAGGCAGAACTTGCCTTGATAGAAGTCGAAGCCCAAATAGATAACCTTATGGAAAAGAAGTCTACGGACTTCTCCATGTATAAGTATCTCAAACAATTAGATTACAGTGGACGTGTAGTCAATTTTATGAAAGGGTTTACACAAGAGATAATCTTTGAATTAGAAAACAAAGAAGGTTGTGAACAGTTAGACGAAGCTTATAACTTTCTAACTGCACCACAAAAGAAGAAAGTAATTAAAACACTTAAAGGTTTTGAATCTGATATTGATAAGTATGTGTCAGAATACAAACCTATTAAGAAACCACGTAAACCTAAATCACCAAAACAGTTAGTCAGTAAACTTCCGTTTCTAAAACAACATGGAAAGTATCACTCGATTGACCCCGAAGAAATTATTCGTGCAACATATTTGTTCACTTATAATATTGCAAGTAAGAAGTTCACCAAGTTTGAAACCTATGGTGGTCTATCAGTTAAAGGGTCAAGAATAGTTGATTACAATTCATGTCAAGAAAAGACCTTGACAGATATGAAGTTGCTTGATAGAATATATAAAGGTGGTAATATTATTGCAAAGAATTTTCTAGACGAGATACCTCGTTCTAAACTAAAAGACGGAAACGATTTATTGACCAAAAATACATTATTGATAAAAGTGATTAGATGATACTATTAGATTTTACTCAGACCATAATTGCTGGTCTGATGGTTCAACTCAAGTTGAATGACGGACAACTAAGTGAAGACAAACTTAGACCTATGATAATTAATTCCATTCGGAATTATCAAAAGAAGTATGCAAGAGACTATGGAGAAATAGTTCTTTGCACGGACGCAAGTAATCCATGGAGAAGAGATTACTTCCCTAATTACAAAGCTAACAGAAAGAAACTCAGAGACGAAGACGATAAAGACTGGGGTGTAATCTTTAATACACTACAGGTTATCAAAGACGAACTCAGAGATAACTTCCCTTACAGATACATGTATGTGGAGAATTGTGAAGCAGACGATATCATTGCAGTATTATCAAAACACATAACGGAAGATATACTTATCATTAGTGGTGATAAAGACTTCCAACAATTACAATCATTCGACCATGTTGCACAATGGTCACCAAACCTAAACAAACAAGTAGTATGTGAAGACCCCAACTTATTCTTAAGAGAACATATTCTCACTGGAGATAAGTCAGACGGGATTCCTAATATCTTATCCAGTGACGATTGTATGGTAGAAGGTATTAGACAGACACCATTACGTAAACCAATCAAAGATAAGTATCTCAGAATATCGATTGAAAATGACGATAAATACTACAGGAACTATTTAAGAAATCAAACATTAATTGATTTCGAATTTATCCCAAAGGATATTGAAGATAGAATTTTAAGTGAATTTGAAAACACTGCACCAGTAAAAGGTAAAGTGTTTGACTACCTAAGAACTCATAGATTAAATGAGTTGTTAGATAACATAGGAGATTTTTCGTTATGACGGAAACAAAAAAAAGAGGAAGGGGTAGACCAAAAGGAGCTCCCAACAAACCTAAAATAGAATTAGTGACTGAAAGAAAAACACTCACTAATGATGCAGACGTATATGAAATATTATGTCAGGCAGATTTAGTTGCACAAGAGAATGAAGACAATGCAGTCAATGGTCTTAGAGTGTTTAATGACAGAAACGGTGCAGTAAGATTTTTATTGCAATGGGTATTTGACGACAACATTAAGTCTACATTACCCGAAGGTAAGACACCTTACAATCAAGACGATGCACCTGCGACAGACCTTGCACCAACAAGTCTTAGATTTGAAGTAAGGTTGTTTAAATACTTTGTGACAGAAGAAGTTGCACCAACTCGTAGAGAGACAATGTGGATTCAACTGTTAGAAGGGATACCTGCTAAAGAAGCAGAGTTAATGGATTTGATAAAAGATGGTTATTGGCCGTTTAAAAATATCACTAAAGATATTGCACAAAAAGCCTTTCCCGAACATATTAATTAAATAAATATTAGTGTCCTCAGAGACTATACATATAAATTATGGGAAGTATAAACACTTTCCAATGTGTAAACTTTCTAGTCGAGTAGGACTCCATGGAGTTATATAATGGAAGAGAATAAATCAGCATTTGCAAGTGAACAGGTTGAACCCCGTGAACTTACTGAACTTGAAAAAGTTCAACAACGTATCGCAAATTATCAGATAGGTATTGCACCTCAGTCTGCCGCGGCAGTAAACACACTGTTAGAATTACATTTAAAGAGTGGTCTAATTAAGTTAGAAGAACTCGAAGCTGTTATTGCAGTTAGGAATGAAGTTCAAAAAGGTTTAATAAACTATAACAGTTCTGTTGAACATGCACAAAAACAAATAGTCCAATTGCAAGAACAAGATAGACTTGCAAAAGAAGCTGCAATTGAATCAGAGAAAGCACAATTAACTGATAAGATACGTGACCAACGTAAACAAAGAAAAGACGCAGAACTTAAAGTTGCACAACTAGAAGCAATCCTTGCGTTGCATGGAGTTAATGTTGACTTAAATCGTGACGGAGTAATTGGTGTTAAACAAGGTGCATTAAACCAAGACGGTTTCGTTGAGTTATCTGCAGAAGAAGCTGCTTCACTAGCACAAGAACATGGAGTCACAATACCCGAAACCAAAATTCAAAAAGGTAAACAGGGAAATCCAAAAACAACGTCTAAAGCATTTCAAATGGCTAGACTTCTCAATCCCGAAGAACCAGTAGAACAATCTGAACCAAGTGTTGCAGAAGTTGAACCGATAACTCAAAACGTAGAACTTCAGACAAAGATTGACGAAACAAAAGAAGCAATCTCAGAGTGGGAAGACCAAACTGAAACAGAAGTTGAAGACGAAGAAATGGTATTTGGTAATGAGTCTACAGAGGAAGACGGATTTGATTTACCAATAGAAGACAAAACCATTACAATCGAATTACCAGTTCCCGAAGATGCAAAAGGTATAGAAGCATTCCTAGAAGAAGTTGACAGAGTAGAATCTGAATCAGAGGAAGATGAACTAGACCAAGTTGCACAAGACTTAATTGACGAAGAACAATTCAATCAATCATTTGAAGAACCAGTTGGGACACATACAGAAGTTTCTAGAAGGGAGAGAGTATTACTTGACCCATTAGAAGCAAGTCAAAGAAGTGACGAACTCAGAGTTGCAGAAGAGGATACTAAAACAGAACCTACTTATGCAAAACCAAGTGCAGTTCCAATTACTTCCACAAACATGCCTAGAAAAACATTGACAAGTGGCGACACTGTAGAAGCAGAAGTTAAAGAACAGAAGATAAACACCTATGATTCCGAAGAGGAAATGTTAGAAGCTGTTCAACAAAAAATTAATAATGCAGTAGAACAAGAAGAAGAGTTTGAAGAATTAGTTATCCCTAGTGCAGACGAACTAAGGGGAATGACCAAAAAGAAAATACAAGAAACTGCAGAGAATTTAAACTTTGAAGTGTCAACAAAAGACACTAAAGAAGATATGATTGAATCAATTGCAGAACAAACTGAAACACTTATCCAGTCTCTTCAAGAGTCAGACGAATTCGTAAGTGCAACTGAAACAGTAAAGGACGAAGACAACAATGTTGATAGACGGGACGGTGGATACTTCTAAAGATTCAGAAGTTAAACCTATACAACCAGTAAGTCCAAGATATCAATCTGAGTTAAATATCGAAGGAGTCCGATTAGAAATTCCTTACGAATATGCAATGAAGATTGGTATTCTTTTTGAGGACGAAATAAATGTTTATTGGGAAGAAGATAATCTCTATCTTTCATGTCTATCCTTACCCAAAGGTGACCCAATAAAAACCCCTACATATTATTATAAGATTGGTGGTTGTCCTACCAGTGAATTGTTAGACGACTTAACATGTTCTAAGTTCATTGTGATAAATCACCCGTCATACAAAATAGGAGATAAGATTCGTTATGAATACCAAAGTGAAAAAGATACAGGAACAGAAAGACACCTCAAGTGCAGTCTCAGTTAAACCATGGAACAAAGAAATATCCCAATTACAGCTGTTGACCAATTCGATTTTCTTGAACATAGGAGAGAACAAGAGAAGAAGCACTTCAGTCAGATAAGAGGAAGTAATCCACTAGATTCTATTATTACTGTAGAGATAAACACAACAGAACTTTGTAATAGGACTTGTGTATTTTGTCCAAGACATGACCCAAAGGTTTTCCCAAATAGAAACTTACACTTAACCATTAAAGGTGCAACAACGATTGCAGAGGAACTTGCAGACAATGGATTCAGAGGTAAGGTATCCTTTAGTGGGTTTGGTGAGAACTTACTTAACCCCGACTTCTTAGAAATCATAAAGGTGTTTAGATACAACTTACCTTATGCTACACTAGAGTGTAATACTAACGGAGATAAGTTAGATATAGATTACATTAACGGATTGTATAAGAGTGGATTAGATTTACTCTACATTAATCTGTATGACGGGATAGAACAAATGGAACACTTCGACACTATGATGGCTGAAGCAAGAGTGCATGAAGACCACTACAAATACAGAATGCATTGGGGTGACTTTGAGAAACACGGACTGATACTTAACAATCGTAGTGGTGTCGTTGATTGGGTTGGTGTTGAAGACGACACTATAGAAAACCTAAAAGGTAAACCATGTCACTACCCCTTCTATAAAATGTTTGTTGATTGGAACGGAGACGTATTGTTCTGTAGTAATGATTGGGGAAGAGAACATGTCGTAGGTAATCTATTGACTATGTCTTTGCATGACGTATGGTTCTCTAAACCTATGACAAAGATTAGAAAGAAACTTATGAAGGGAGATAGAAGTATGTCCCCGTGTAATAAGTGTAGTGTAGACGGTTCACTATTTGGAAAACCGTCATTTGATATAGTTAAGGAATATTATGAGAATAGCAATAACAGGAAGTAGTGGACTTGCAAAGACAATTAAAGACACACTAGAAGCAACACCTTACAGAGGACAAACGATTGAAGTGACTCCGATTAGGGTTGAAGACATTACCTCTAACAGAGAGAACTGTTGGGTATACAATGGTCATAGACCTTGTGACGTTCTAATTAATCTTGCACACCAAGACCAAGCAAAGATACTTGGTATTACACATAGAGCATGGGAAGGTGAGAAGACAAAATACATTATCAATATCTCCAGTCGTGCAAGTCAACCAAACATATCAAAAGGTTATATGTATGCAAGTGAGAAAGCACAACTCAATCACCTTGCAAACAATCTACAATACAATTCTAAGAAGAGATATAAAATGACCACAATCAATCTTGGTCTTTTAAACCATGATGATTTACCAAGTGTCAAACACCAAGATGTTGCTGGACTTATCTACAAACTGATTACGTCCTATCCCGACTATGAGATTGCAGACGTGACACTACAAGCACATGCAAATTATAGAGGTGTTCAGAGTGACAAAGAAACACTCAGAGACATGGAAAGGTTTACTAAATAATACTATGAGTATTGAATACAACGATTTTGGTTTTACTGCAATGGACGCTGACGAACTTGCGTCAGTTGACACTAAGATAATAGAAAAGACTACTTCTGCAACGGAAGTAATCAATAACTTAGATAACTTTATTAGACCTTTGTTAGAGAACCTTGCAAAAGACTCAGACAAAGATTACATATATTGGCCTAATCGAGTTGACATTATCAACAAAAAGATTGCAGAGTTAGATGAAATTCAAAAAACCCTCTAGACATATCTTAGAGGTTAGTATATAATATATACTATGTCATCAATAAAAACATTGTAGTTCTTATTGATTGAGACATAACAAACGTATGAGACATTGTAGTCGAATACATAACGGAGATAATTATGGTTATACATAATATAACAAATCCGTATAAAGTAGACGTGAGTAATCTAGTCGAATTTACGGAAGCACACCTAACCCTACACACGGGTTTTTTCAATAAAACAACTCACCCCGAGTATTTCATTTTCCCCGACATGGGTATAGAATACGAAGAGACATGTCTCGAAGAATCTGTTGTCCTTAACAGTAAACAATCTAAGTTAATGAAACAGGGAATGAGGAAGGGTTCTAACTCTAAGTATAACGGAATCAAACACGACATAAAACATGGTGGCTTTGATTTAAGAGGGAAATGTCTTCATGTCGTCTATGACGAAAATGACAATCCATTATGCATTTTTGGTGGGAACACTAACAACACTATTCTACTAAACGAAACCAACGTTCAGAATAGAATCGTTCATAAGTTCCGTGCAACTAAGAACTTCTCTATGGCAAAGTTAATTCAAATCGGTGGAAGACTTAATTCACTTGATTTAACTGTAGGCCCAATATCATGGGAAGACGTGGTTTATATTATCAGACAGTTAGTCGATGAAAGAGAAATTGCACTACCAAGAAATCCAACTCACAAAGATAAAGAAAACTTTGGATTGGAGATTGCAGAAAGAATCAGTTTCATTGCAAATGAAAGATATAACTCTTCTAAAAAAGGAGAAGTCTCTTCATTGATTATTGAACTTGAAGAATCAATAACTGGTCAGAAAACACTCTCAACTGTTAAGAAAGGTATTCACCTCTTAGATGCATTAAGAGAAAACTCAAATATGTATGAGGACAATGCAGTTAGTAGATGGATTGCATATGGTATAAACTTTGATAAAGTTCTTTATGGTTTTGGTGTTCAATACGGACAAGCTGTAAGAGATTGGGACAGTAAAGTAGAGGGTGCAATTGACCCTAGTTTAATTAGTTGGAATATGATTATTCACTTTGGAACACCCGACCCAACCAGTGAGTTAAAGTTTCTAAGAGATAAGTTTCAGACTTTTATCTCAGACGAAGATAACACTATGACACTTCTTAATGAAGTCTACTACCATAGTCCAGTAAAATCTAACAGATGCAATATCTTTGGTTTTCACAATCCTTCTAAATTAGTAGAAGAATTGAGTGGTGGAAAAATGGAACTTGATGGAGTTTATTCAAGAGAAGTTTGGGTAGAATTTTTCAAAAATAATCCATAAAAGAAAAAGGGGTTGACTATGACCCCTTCTTTTTAGTATACTAGTAGTATAGAAAATCAAGGAGAAACATTATGAATATAGAACATGCAAAACTAATTGCAAAACAAACAATGGGTAAATACACTGCAGAAGATGTAATTAACCTTGCAACGTATGGAACAACTAACCCCATGGACTTTGCACCCGAACCAATCGAAGAAGGTAATATGTGTATGTGTGGTGAAATGAATTGTCCCGATGCATATGCACACATGACGAGTGGGTGTTAATATGTCAATCTATGTAAACTATGAAGATAAGATTGTAAGAATGGGTCGGAACCTAATTACACTTGCAGAGAAGAATCAGATATTCCCAAAGGACGATGAGATGTGGAATGCAGCTGTGACTGCTGGTAATAAGTTGGTGACACTAGGAACCACTTGGACAAATTTTAAAAGTTTTGATGACCTCAACGATAAGGAAACAGAAGTTGTTTATACTTACTTAGATGAGTATGGTATAGAACACCCTTCAATTCCAATTGAGGATATAGTTTAGGGTCGCAAGACTCGGGGACGGGTGAGGGTCAAGTATCACAAAGTCTACAACTATTACACGATTGATGTGTGAGACCCAACCCCCCTTTTTATAGGAGAAAAATATGGAAATAGGATTTATAGGTGGAACGATATTGTTATTCATTATGGGTAGCATGGTCTTTGTAGGACTTCATATCAACAAACCATTCCCATGGGAAAAGAAAGATAAGTGAAACTAACACGTAATACAGTATTTGGGATAGAAGAAGTAGAGATTACTAAAACTTGTTCTGTATGTGAAGAAGTATTACCTATTGAAGATTTTGGTTTACGTATAGGTAAGGAATACTCATACAAAGATACAGATGGAGATAATCAAGGTCAACGTAGAAATGAATGTAGAAAGTGTAAACACAAACAGAATACAGTTATTAGAAAATTAAGGAAAGAACACCCCTTACCCAGTGATTACACTTGCCCAGGCTGTTTGAAAAATGAAAAAGAGATTAGAGGTATTACCAACAAATATAAAAAGAATGGTGTGTTTTGTTTAAATCACAATCACGAAACGGGCGCATTTGAAGGTTGGTATTGTCAAGATTGTAATATAACACTTGGTCGTAATATGTCACCTTCAACCTTAGAACGTCTTGCAGAACAACAAAGAAACTTTGGATATGAATAAAAAAAAACTTGACAATGGGTCTCACTTTTTGTTATACTATGTATATAATGACAAAACAAGATAAACAACAAGAACTAAGAATCAAACGAATCAACCTAGAGACTGATATACATTGCTTACAGAGTCAGATAAGGTCAGAGAAAGAAAGACTAGAAGAAATGAAATCTGAAACCAGTGTGGGTGAAGACTGGTCTTCTAGTGTTTGTATCTTAAGAACACAAAAGGAACTTAAGACTACAGAACAACAATTAATCAGAAAACAAAATAAACTAACCAAATTTCTAAAGGAGACAATATGAAATTATCAGAACTAGTAAATGAAGTAAATGCTGAACAAGAAGCATTAGAAAAAGCAAATGATTTAATCACTGTAGTCGAAAAACTATGTGATGACTTAACAAATGCAATGCATGAAAGATGGGAACACACTCGTGGTAAAACAACCCATGGTTATTCTGAAGGAAGAAAATATATACGTATCTATTCTATAGAGGATGGAAGACCTTCTTCTGCATGGGGTTTTATTAACAAAAAAGAATTCAAAAAAGGACTTGCTGGAATCACTTTCAAAAGTGGTGATGTCCTTAAATGTGCTGGGTGGAATACTCCAGCATTAAACGCACCAAGAGGGAATCTCTTTGAGGGGTATGTAATACCTGCCAACTCAATGAGACTATACGGCCCCGATTATTTAAGATAGGAGAAAGTTATGATAATTAAAGATTACGAAGTTTGTTCCCCCGACATGTGTTCGGGTGGAACTTCCCTACAGGGATACAAAAGAACTACTTATAGTAGACTAAGAGAAGTCTTAGGCCCACCAACCTTTTCTAGTGGTGACCCTTATGAGAAGGTTCAGACTGAATGGGTTATTGATGCGAAGTGGTATGATGCAAATACCATTGAGGAAATCGATAGAGACGATTGGGAATATGAGACTGTCACTATCTACAATTGGAAAACCAGTGGAACTCCATTAGAAGAGTATGATTGGCACGTAGGTGGTAAATCTATCTATGCAACTGATGTGGTTGACATGATACTTGACAACTACAATCAGAATGGTGAGAATCATAACGGAGAGAGATATGCAGCCTAGTAAATGGGGAAAATCAATTGACGAAGAAGTCAAGTATAAAGGTTCACTAGTGTTCAAATCATTTCTAACGGGAATGGGATTTGGTGCATTACTTATGTTTATTTTATTGATACCAAGTAAGGTTGAAGCCTCAGATGCAAACAATGAAATTTATTGTCTTGCACAAAATATTTATTTTGAAGCAGGTAATCAACCACTTGCTGGTAAGATTGCAGTGACACAAGTAGTGTTGAATAGAATGGAACACCCTAACTATCCAACAACTGCATGTGGTGTAGTGTATCAAGCAAAGTGGAGAACAAACTGGAAAGGTGTAGAAGTTCCAGTGAGAAACATGTGTCAGTTCAGTTGGTTTTGTGACGGTAAGTCAGACGACCCAGTGGATAGTCCAACGTGGTTATCTTCACTTAACCTTGCAAGGAATGTAGTGCAAGGTGCATATGGTGATATCACTGAAGGTGCAACTCATTATCATGCAACTTGGACATATCCATATTGGGCAGACTCATTAAACGAGACTGTTAGAATAACAGACCACATTTTTTACAAATAATTATGTTAGAGATTATAGGATTATTAACTTGCATTTACTTGGGATTTAAAATCTTCCCTAGTGTTGTAAAGTTTACAGTTAAGGTTGCAGTTGCAATATTGTTAATCATATTTGCAATTATGGTTTACACATTTTTCTTTCCACCAATGATACAAATTTTAATAGCATGAATACAGATACTAAAACTGAATGTTGTGTAGTGTGCAAGTGTGATACTAAAATCCCAGTTGACACTCACGTTGAGAAACGAAGCAATTATATTGATGGGGTAGGACAAACTTGTTCTACATGTTTTAATAAATTATATTATCTTGAGGAGACAGAAGAATATGTATGATAACGTAGAAAATTTTAGAGAGTATCTTAAGGATACTAGTTATGTGAATGGTGGAGTGCAACACGTGTATTCATTTCCAAATGGTTATGGTGCAAGTGTGGTGAAACACGATTTTTCATACGGTGGTAAAAACGGTTTATGGGAATTAGCGGTTCTCAATGGAGAAGATTTGTGTTATACTAGTGGTATCACTGAAGATGTTATTGGACACCTTTCATGGACTAAAGTGGAAGCTGTCTTAAGGGATATTAAACAATTATGAATTTATTTTACTTAGACGAAGACCCATGGATTAGTGCAGAACTGCATTGTGACAAACACGTAGTCAAAATGATTATCGAGTATGCACAAATGTTATCCACTGCACATAGAATGTTAGACGGAACTCAATACACTGATTCCTCTAGTGGACGTAGAATTCAAAGGTGGGAACTAGACCCCGATAGAGAAGGTATCTTATATAAAGCCTCTCATATCAATCACCCCTCTACACGTTGGGTCAGAGAGAACTCTTGTCAGTATCGATATGCATATGATATGTTCACTGCACTATGTGACGAATACACTTATCGTTATGAGAAGATACACTTAACTGATACTAAACTCAGAGAGATACTAAGTCACTTGCCTGATAATATTCAAGAAGGTCAATGGTCAGAACCACCTCAGTGTATGCCTGAAGATGTCAAAGTTGAAAATGACACTTTATCTGCATACCATAAATACTATGCAATCTACAAAAAAGAATTTGCAAAGTGGACTGATAGACCAGTTCCGAGTTTTATGTCATGAGAGTATTAGTTGAAAGTTATGGGGATATCAGAATCTTTTCTGAGAGACCCTTCGGTTATAAAAGATATTTCGTTGAATGGGAAGACGGAACTGAATCATTGTTCAGTAGTCTTTGGTATTCAGAAAAGAAAGTTAAAGAGATTGTAGAGAAACGTATCATGGATAGAAATATATAATGCCGACTTACACATTTAAAAACGAGGACACTGGTTGTATAGAAGAACGAATTATGTCCTATACAAAGTTAGACCAATTCAAAGAAGACAACCCACACCTCAAACAAGTTATTCTATCTGCACCCGATACAATTGGTGGAACTGGAGATAGAGTCAAACCCGATAGTGGATTCAATGAAGTAATGTCCAAGATTGCTTCTAACAATATCGACACACCATTAGGTGAGAGGTATCATCGAAAGTCTGCAAAAGAAGTTAAGACTAGAGATACTATACAAAAGCATATTGACATACAGTCAAGAAAGAAGTAAAATAAACTATGACACAATTAAGATTACAAACAATGGATATCACTGATTTAGAGAATATCAAACTAAACACAATACAAGAAGACGGTAAAAGATTCTATGTAGATGATAACGGTGAAAGATATCCAAGTGTCACAACAGTCACAAGTCTATTAACACGTGACCATATCAAGTTATGGAGAGAACGTGTAGGTGAAGAAGAAGCAAATAAAGTATCCAGTCAAGCTGCAAAACGTGGAACTAAATTTCACCAAAACATAGAAGACTACCTCAGACAAGAAAAAGATATTATAGAATTTGATAACATTCTACAAGAAGGAATGTTCAAAGCAGTTCAACCAGTGTTAGATGAAATTGTTCCTCTTGCATTAGAAGCTCCACTATGGAGTCCTAATCTAAAAATGGCTGGTCGTGTTGATTGTGTTGGTATGTTAGACGGGAATCTTTGTATTATTGATTTCAAGTCTAGTGGAAAATACAAAGAAGAATACATGACTAAACCATGGTTCATTCAAATGACTGCATATGCATTAATGGTTGAAGAACTTACTGGTCAAGCGATAGATGAATTGGTTGCACTAGTTGGGGTGGAAGGACAAAATGCCTTTCAAATTTTTTATGGGAATCCATTAGACTACATAGACGAGTTGGTGGATTTAAGAAAACGATACACAAATGTTTATGGAGTATAATATGAGTGAAGTGAAAGAATTTAATTTAAACGGAGATTTCAATTGGAATAAGATAATCTCTAAAGGTGACGAGTGGATAGAATCCCAAGCATACGATAATGCATACGACACACTATTGGAGTATCTCTCAATCGATAGTGATGAAGATGTGACAGAAGAAGTGTTAGAACAAGCAGAACACCTTATCGAATATCTAGAAACAGATTATGCAAAGGGTGGTCTTGGTGTTCATGACACTAGTCCAACTTACTATGCATACTATAGTATAGTTAGGGATTGGAGAGACAACTTAGAGTATGGAGATATGTAATGGAAATTGAAGTCGGAAAGGAATATACGATATATCCTAAATTTAAAAAGTCGTATACAGAACGTGAAGTGTTTAAGAACAATGATAGTGAAGACAGAGTTGTCATTG